TGCCCTTTTTCTGTTTAGGGCGGCGGATTTGAACCAAAACGCGGGAACCAAAGGGCTCTCCGTTTGGGTCCACTTTCGGGAAGATGTCTTCATCATTCTCCGTAGATTGGCCTGCTGACACGACGCTGTTTGTCATGTTCCTTATCCTCTTCACCTTGTGCCAAGGTCTCCTCAATGGCCGCAATAGCGCGACCCAGACCGGCGTAGATCCCTGCCCTGCGCCCGTACTCGAATGACGAGCCGTCGCCGGGCTGCTCCATAGTTTCATGGGCTACCCGAGATTGCTCTTCGAGTAGCCGCTTGATGATGATTTCAATCATACAAAACCCTTGTCAATGGTTATTTCTTCCCATTGAAGGATTTCAGTCCTGACTGCGGGTGTTTGTCGCTCGTGCCCGAAAGATTCTTGTGGATGCCGTAGGGCTTGTGCGGCTTGACCATGTCGCCCGTCATGTTCTTCGACGCGCCTGCCGGCTCGTTGTTGACGGGAAGCCCCATGGCGAGGCGCTTATGCTGGGGGAGGAGGCTATTGTCCATTGTTCACCTATGGGTTGATGCCACGGCCTGTTGAATAAGGTGTCTTAATGCCCTGTTCGGCCTCAAACACGGCAAGTTCCTTCGCGGTCATGTTGTCTTCGCGATTCATAGCTATCTTGGCTGCAATCTCAGCCTGCTTCTCTTGCTGCTTGATCACATCAAGCTGCGCTTCACGGTCGAGGCGGGCCTGATCAATGGCAAGCTTGCCCTGATCGTATGCCGCCTTGCGCTGCGTCTCTGCCTGCAAGAGTTCAGACGGATCGACCGGCTGCTTCGGACCCATCTGGGACATAACCTGCATGGCCTTCTGGATGACAGGCGGCACGCCAGAGAGCGTGCTCTGGATCTCGGGCATGAACCGCTGCGACGCCATTGCCAGCGTCTTGTCGAGTTCTGCCGACACCATCTCGTCTTTCTTCTCAAGGAAGACGTCGAGCGGCACACCAACAGCCGCGCTTGTGCCCTCATACATGCTGAGAGAGTACCAGTACGCCATGTGCTCTTTGATGTGCTGCAAGACGCCCGGAATAAAGACAGGCCCGATCAGCGGGTTCATGCCGAACATCGGGCTTTGCAAATAATCCAGATGTACTTGCAGATGCGCCAGATGGTCCTGCATCGGGAATGCAGCAACGGGGCGGCCGAGCGTGAGCGCAAGGTTCTCGTTGACCGCGTTCAGTTCAATCGGCTCTGGCTGCTTCTTCAGGAGCGACTTGTAGTCTGGCACCTTAAGCTGAGACAGGATCAGCTCTTCGACCTTGTAGGGGTCGTAGATGTTCGGCTGCGCCGCAGCGCGCTGCGCAACGGCCTGCACCTGCGCAAAACGCTGCGCCTCGGAGAAGATGTTCGGGTCCGAAACCGGAATGATGTCCATCGGGCCTTGGAAATCCTCGGCCTTGCACATCTCTTCGCCAGTGACCTTCTCGATATATTCATCGGTCAGGTTCTTTTTATTCAGGCGATGCAGAACGCGCAGCGTCATCTGCATGGAATTGTGCAAACGCGCATGAATGGCCGAGAAGACCGTCATGCCCTGTTCCATCAATGCCAGCGTTGTGCCGACAGGCTGGTTCGGGTTCTGGTCCTGCATCTTCTCAAACGTGGTGCGGACAACGCCACGAGCGGCATCGGTCACAAAACCAAGCAGAGAGAAAAGCACCGCGTTTGGCGGGTTAAATGGCACCGGCATCGCGATCTTGCGGATGTCATCGACACCAACGCCGCCTTCGATCTCGGTGACCTGCGTCGGCTCGATACGGTCAGACTGACCGCCGCGCGAGCCGCCCTTCAGCTTCAGCATGCCGGGGAAGTTGTTGATGTGCGCGGAATCCAGCAACGCGCGCAACGCGCCTGTCGCTGCCGCCGACAAGCTGCCGATCATGTGCGGCAAGCCAATCGGATACGCACCACGCCATGGCACGAACGGATATTCAATGATGTGGATCAGTTCTTCCTGATTTTCATCATCGGGATCCCAGTTGCGATAGATCGCAAGGATCTCTTTCGTCGTGTGGTCGATGGTGACGATGTAAGGCGCGAGGCCAAAATTGTCTTCGAAGTCGAGATAGCAGTAGATTTCGAAAACAGTGCGCAGCCCGTCTTCGTTATACGACGTCTGCTCGCGACCTTCGATCTTGTTGTTGGCCTTCTGCGGGCCTGTCAGTTCTGGCTCTTGCGGTGCGACGAGATTGATGTCGCGATACATGCCAGTGCCGACACGCTTTTCGAATTCCATCTTGGTGATGTACTGCACATGCGTCTTGCGCTCGGCGCTGTAGAAGCTTGTGGCGCTGTAAGGCAGATAGACATCGTCAATCGGGATGAACAACGCGGTCGGGCGGTTCTTTTGCTCGTCCCAGATCAGCTTGAGATACTGCGCGCCGCCGAGCGGCACCTGCGTCAGAAGCTGTTCCATCTCTGGACGGAATTCAGGCATCTGGTGCGTTAGCTGCCAGTTCATAAAGCTTTTGACGCGCTTGGCCTTCTCCAGCTTATCAATCGTAATCTCGCCGGGGATTTGCTCTTTGACTGGGCCATTGGCTGGCAGAATTTCTTTGCCAACGCGGGAAGAGAAATCGACGCAAGCTTCGGTCAGCATCGGGTGCACGACCTTGCTTGCGCCTTGGAAGTTGGCGCCGCCGGGCGCATCATCGCCGAGGCCTGTGCGACGGAGGCCTTCCTCGTACTGCTTATCGCGCAGTGATCGAGCTTCTTTGTCGCGCTCGATGAATTCAAGGAGCTGCGACGAGACCGTCATGCGGTCAAAAGTCGCCATATCCTCGGCGAGATTGGAATAAAATTCCGCTTTTTCAGCTTCTTCGGGCTGGTCGAGCGTCACAATGGCAGAGCCGTCGTCGTTTTCCTCGACGTCAAGCTCATCCTGTTCCATCTCGACTTCTTGACCCAGATCTTCGTCTTCCATGGATTAACCCTTAAGCGCGGAGAGCGGCGGCAAGCCGAGAGAATACCCTAAATTCGGGTTTTGCGATATCGGAGCGGCCACAGGCGTAGCATTGACGTTGTAAGTAGCCAAGTTGGGGCTATCTGGCGTCAGTGTCGGTGCGGCCGCAGCGGGCGCAAATGCCATCGGCGACGCATGCGGGGCATCAGAGCCAAACATGTCAGACGGAGCCATTGCCGGCGGCGCAGCAACCGCTCCAACAGGCCCTTGCCCATCGGTGTAGGCCATTGTCGGGGACGCCGCCACGGTCGGCTGCACGGGAGGCGTGGGAGACGCCACCAGCCCGCCGTTGGCAAAGTACGCATCGGCATCGAAATAGCCGCCACGCGCCGCCGCAGGCTTGTAAAATGCCCCTTCTGGCCCAGCCCCGTAGAGCAGGTAATTCAGTTCGGGGATGCTGATTGACCGGCCCGTTTGCTTTGCAATAGCGTCAGCAATAGCAATCGGCGACACTGGGCCTTGCGCTTGTGTTGTCACGCCCAAAGATGCAAGGGCAGACGGCACCGATGCGGAAGACCCGCCACCGCCGAGACCATCAAGGGCGCCACCCGCTGGCTCATCACCAGATGTAATTTCGTAACCCGTCGAAGACATCGCCGTCAGAGGGCCATAACTTGTCGAAGACATGGCTGTCGGCGGCCCGTAACTCGTCGAAGACATGGCTGTCGGACCAGATGGTGTATTGCTCGCCATGGTCGGGACTGAAATATCAAGCGCCGGCCCAAGAGTTGGGGCCGCAGCCACCGTTGGGGCCGCAGTTGCCAGTGGGTTACTGGCTGCAACCTGCTGTACGGCCTCTTGAACCGAGACACCTTTTTCTACGAGCGCCTGCACTTCAGCAATCATCTGAGGCGAGACAGTCGGGTTTTCTTGCACAGCCGTCTGCACTGGATCTGCGGCCTTCATGGCTGCTGCAAGCGTTGCAAGCGCGGCCGGATCGGTCGCGGGCGTCACATCTACAAGCGCCTCGGCCTGTTGCTGGGCAGCGGCCTGTGCTTGCTGCTCATCTAACGCCGCGTAATAGGACGGGATGTCATAGGCTTGGAGTTCATTGCCCATGTTCGGCTGCAAATCCGTGCCGAGGATGCCCGCCAATTGGGTTCCAAGTTCTTGTCCGGGGCTGTTGCTGCCGACTGGCCCAGACACGCCAAACATGCCTGACTGTGTAGCGCCGAGCGCGGCACCAAGAGCGTCGCTGGCTTGCTGGTTCCCGCTCATGGCGCCCCAGCCACCAATCGCGTCACCAAGAGAGCCGCCGGCATTGGTTCCAAAACCGCCCATCTGACCGCTGGTGGAAGATTCGTTGAAACCTCCGATGGCGTCGCCTAAAGATCCGCCCCAGCCTTCGCCGCTGGTCCCGAACCCGCCGCCACCGTCGCCGTCATCGTTGCCACCCCAGCCGCCGCCTAAACCGCCTTCGCCGCTCTGGCCGCCCTCGCCGCTGCCGGTCCAGCCGCCAACATCGCTGCTGCCGCTGTCATTGCTGCCAAACCCGCCGCCGCCATCGCCGTCGTCGTTGCCGCCCCAGCCGCCTTCGCTGCTGCCTTCGCCTTCGCCTTCGCCGCCGCCTTCACCCTCGCCTTCACCTTCGCCACCTTCGCCGCCGCCGCCTTCACCGCCACCGCCGCCGTCGCCGCCGTCTCCACCTCCGCCATCGCCGCCGCCACCATCGCCTTCGTCAAACATGGGTGCAGACGTGCGGGCGTTCAGCTTGTTCTTGCCAGAGCCGACGACAAAGCGATCAAAGTCAATCCCAGCCTTTTCAAATGCTTGGCGCAGGGTTTTAACGAGTTCTGGGTTTTTCTTTTGCAGATCAAGAGGAAGGACGATTTCACCCGTCGCAAGATGACCAACGGTGTCATCGCGGCCTTGTCCAAGGCCTGCGGCCACTTTAAGTGCCTTGCGAATGGGTTTCTCAGTCATGTCTTATCGCCCACATTTTGTTGTCAAAGGCGTACACGAACAGCATATCCCCGTCCGACACCACCTCGTTCGTCAATCTCTCTGGAAACTGGAGCCGAACGAGGACATGTAAGGTGATGGGGTCTATTCCAAAAAGCTCACCTTTAGACGTTCCAAAATACACCAATCCCTTGATAAAGGAAGGGGACGAGTGGACCTTCTCACCCACGTCCAAGGCTGCAACCAAGCTCATTGTCTCAAGATCGATGACCAAAAACTGGTGATCCGACGAGCCAAGAAACGCCCGGTTGCCCACAATCAATGGGCGCATGTAGAGCAAATCGTCCGTCTGGTAGGTGAATTTCACCTCGCCGGTCACATAGTCCCAGACGTATGCCTTGCCATTAAACGCACCAAAGACCACCAGATCGTCTTTGATCGCGGCGTGGTATTTGACCGCGCCCAATCCCTTAAGCTCCTGCACCAGCTTGCCGGTGTCGGCCTCAAAGCTGCACATGGTCCCGTCATTGGTGCCGAGGATCACCATGTTACGGCTGGCGGAATAGACCGGGGAGCCGTGTAGCTGTTTTTGGAATGTGTGCCGCCACTTGATGGCGCCTGTCTCGGCATCAAAGCACGCCAGCGCCCCGCCGTCCTTATTGCCTCGAAATTCCAGCCCAACATAGAGCATGCCATTGGCAACGCACGGCGAAGATCCGATCCAGTCGCAGACTTTGTGCTTCCAGATGATCTTGCCGGTCTCTGCGCTCACACAAACGAGATCGCCTGTGTACACGCCAAAATAGACCTTATCGCCGACAAGGCAGGGAGAGGAGATGATGCCCTTGCCAGTCTTGTCATCAAATGAATGCCACCACTTCAGCCGGCCGGTGTTCTTGTCCAAGCACCAGAAAGAGCCGCAGTCGGACCCAAACATGATCGACTGCTTGTAGATCACTGGTGTGGACTTGCAGACGGCAAAGTTAAGGTTTGGCCGCTGCGAGGCGAACGTCCAAGCCGCATCGTAGCGCGTGACCGGCACATGTGGATCTTTGAATGTCAGACCGACATCACCAAGGTCGAACATGGATGTCGATAATATCTTGTGGTCGATCAGGTTCTTGACGCCAGTGCGGGAATGGAAATTCACCACGACGAAGGCTCGATCAACGCGGATGCCAGCATCGCGCAGCTTGACCGCCGCATTGCAGAGTGAAGATCCGCTGTTCAGCGTGTCGTCAATCAGGATCGCGGGCGTGCCATCTGACGCGCCGTCGATGTGCGCTTGTTGCAAGTGCTTCTTGCGCTTCTTGCGCACGATCAGGCCATTGAGCTTGATGCCACGCCGCAAAGCTTCGTTTTGAATGGCTGCCATCATCGGAATGCCTGACGATTCCACCGCCGCCAACTGAAACGGCGGTGCGTGCTCATCAAGAAACGCATTGGCAATTTCGGCCATCGCTTCTGGATTGAGTAAAGCACGGCGGATGTCGAGCACCCACTCAAACCTGCCGCCGATCCTGTTGAACAGTGGTTGCTGATCAGACGTGAGAACGCAATTCTCTTTAATAAAAGAGACAACATCCATCAAAAATAACCCCTCATTTTTGTAGATCAGTCTATTTTTGCAGTTAGCTTCTTTATCATGGAAACAGCGCGCGGCTGATCTTCCAATCGCTGCACAAGATCGTCGAGATCATCGCTCAAGAGATTATTGGCAAGAAGCTGCGAACGGCTGTGATCAGCGCCACCCATCTGACGGATTAGATACGCCAGCTTCGGGCGATAAATGTTACGCTCTCTGGCGGCCTCGCGCAGATCAATAATGGCGTTCTTCAGGCCTGATCTTTTAGTTCCTGTTGGATTTCCTGTTCCTCCGGCGTGTCCTGCGCCATCGGATACCGAACCCCCAGAAGCCTTGCGAACAGGGCCTGCTTGTCCACTTGCGGCTGCTGCTCGGATGAGTTCATCGAGCTTTGCTCTGTTGACACCTTCTCGTTCAT